TAGCCTCTTTTTCTTTAAACGCAGTACCTTAACCACTTAAGGAGTATTAAAAATGGCAATTGAAAGCGACGTTCAAGATGCAGATTCACGCTTGGCAGTCAAGTTTTATAAGCGTGCAGTCAAGTTAGAGCATGAATCCAACGAGGCGGGGCGCCCAATATTTAAAGACTTTGATTTCGTAAGAATCATGGTCGCCGGCGATAACCTGACCGAAATCGACACTTACGCACAGGAAAGCCACAAACAACGGTTTCCTCGTCAATGGTTGCAATACCAAGCCACCCAAGATTCCAGCAATGAAATCATTGGAACACCAGTAGAGCAGTGGCCACTGATTAGCCAATCCCAAGCGCAAGAACTAAAAGGGGTCAAGTTTATGACGGTGGAATCCATCGCCAACGCATCTGACCTACAGTTACAGCGCATCGGCATGATTGCTGGTATGTCACCACACGCATTCAGAGACAAGGCTCGAACGTTCCTAAATTTAGCCACAGAAACAGCAGAGGCATCAAAACGCGCAGAAGAAATTAATCAATTGAAGCAAGAACTTGCCAAAAAAGATGAAGAAACTGCTAAAATTAAGGCTGAAACTGATGCGAAGCTAGCCTTAATGCAAGAACAAATGGCGGCGATACTTGCGGCAGTTGGTGAAAAGAAACCTAAAACTCGTAAACCAAAAGTCGTAGAGGAAGCATAATATGAGCCAAACGATGCTCCAGCTAGTTCAGCAAGTAACCGCTGAATTAAACCTAGCAGTCCCCACCTATGTGGCCGGAAACACAAGCCAAGACGTGCAACAAGTTCTAGCGCTAATGAACGCGCAAGGATATGAATTGCTTAAAGAGACGGACTGGCAGGGTTTAGAGTTGGAGTATCGGTTTTATACCGATGCAGTGCAGTTTACAGGTAATACGGTAAGCGAAAACAGTTACGACATTATCGTGACCGGAAACGCTACCGCCTTAAACGGTGATTATTCGATTACCGGCACCGGCATCAACCAAGATACCTACGTTTCTAGCGTAAGCTACGATTCAGGACTTAATAAGTCCACTATTGTTATGAGCCAGCTTGCAAGCGGAACTTATACCAATGTGCAGTTTAATTTCTCGCAGACCAAGTACGACTTGCCAGCAGACTTTGAGACGATTACCGATAACACCCACTGGGATAAGACCAAACACTGGCAGATGCTAGGCCCTGAAGATGCACAGCAGTGGCAATGGCTAAAGTCGGGTTATATCTCGACTGGCCCACGTATTCGTTGGAGGATTTTGGGTCAACAGTTTCAGATTTGGCCGCCATACAACACCAAAGAATACTTAGGCTTTGAGTATCGTTCCAAAGGCTGGGCGCGTAGTGCTACCGGTCAGGTAAAGAACAGCTTTACTGCGGACACCGATACCACCATATATGATGACCGTTTGGTTGTTTTGGGAACCAAGTTAAAGTACTTCCAAATTAAGTCGTTTGACACGACCTCTTTGCAACAGGACTATTTCAGGGTTCTTAACGTGGTGAAAGCCAACGACAAAGGCTCTGCTAACCTTTCGTTTGCGCCTTACCCAAGCAAGGTGCTTATCGGTTACGCAAATATTCCTGATACCGGTTACGGAACTTAAACATGGCAGTTCCACAGCAAAGACGAGCCTTTACCGCATCGTTGGCCTCCCCGATTGGTGGGTGGAACGCACGCGATTCGCTGGCAGAAATGAACCCTTTAGATGCGGTTCAGCTGACAAACTTTTATCCAACACCAACCGACGTCACAATGCGCAGGGGTTATACCCGCAGTAGCCTTATTACGACAAGCACTGGTGTTGTGACCCTGTCTACTATTACCCATGTGGGAGTGGTGGCAACCGCAACAACCTCAACGTCTCATGGTTTGGTAACTGGTGAGTTTATTTCCATAACAGGATGCACACCCTCGGACTACAACGGTGTTCATCAAATTACTGTTTTGAACAGCACCAGCTTTACATATACGATGGCAAGCGTGCCTGCAAGTAATGCAACGGTGGTTGGAACTTACACCATTGGAATCACCGATTCTATTGAAACCCTGATGAATTACAGCAGTCCAACCCAAACGAAGCTGTTTGCGGCTGTAAATGGCTCGTTTTATGACTGTTCGACCAACCCAGCAACCCTGTCTTATGCTGGTAGTTTTGCAAATGACCGTTGGCAACACATCAATTTTTCAACCGCAGGCGGTAATTTCCTTGTTGCCTGCAACGGTGCAGACGCAACCATGCTGTATGACGGAACGCGTTGGTATAAGATGGCTACCACAGCTACCGCGCAGACCATTTCTACCCTGACAAGTTCGGGAACAACCGCAACGGTTACGACTTCTAGCGCTCATGGTTTGGTTACTGACAATCGTGTTGTCATTTCGGGCGCGACTGAGGCGCCTTATAACGGTACTTTTAGGATTACGGTCACCGGAAGCACGACTTTTACCTACACGATGGCTAGCTCGACCACGAGTCCTGCCACCGGAACCCCGATTTATTCAGTTTTAGGCATTTCCGGCATCAATAACAACCAATTCGTACACGTCAACAGCCTGCAAGAGCGCATTTACTTTGTAGAAAAGGACAGTTTAGACTTTTGGTATTTGCCGGTGAACGCTTTAGGGGGTGCTGCAAGTCAATTTCCGCTTGGTTCAATTGCAAGAAGTGGCGGTTATTTGCAAGCAATGGGTACTTGGACGCTTGATGCTGGTTATGGTGTTGACGATTTGGGCGCGTTTGTCACCTCAATGGGTGAAGTCATTGTTTATAAGGGTACAGACCCCTCAGACCCAAATGCTTGGTCGCTAGTCGGTGTATGGCAAATGGGTCAAACCTTTGCACGACGCTGTTTTTTCAAATATGCCGGTGACTTATTGCTCTTGACGCAGGACGGCCTTGTGCCGATGTCGGCATCATTGCAATCTAGCCGCCTTGACCCCCGCGTAAACCTGACCGACAAGATTTTCTATGCTGTCAGCCAAGCCGCAGACTTGTATTACACCCAATTTGGCTGGCAAATCAATTACTTTGCACCGTTCAATATGCTGATTTTGAATATTCCTGTTTCAGATGGAATAGAACAGTTTGTCATGCATACCATTACAAAGTCGTGGGGTCGATTTACCGATATTCAGGCTTATTGCTGGGAGGTATCAGGCCCCGAAGGTATGTTCTTTGGTTCAAACGGTTATGTTGGCAAGTTTTACGACGGATTCTCAGATGCAGGCAACAATATCGTAGCCAACGCACAGCAGGCTTACTCTTACTTTGATTCAAGAGGCACGCTAAAACGGTTCACGATGGTTCGCCCAATTTTGCAGACCGATAACACAGTGCCTAACGTTCTTTGCGGCATTTCTACCGATTTTGACACCGTAAACCTATCCAACGAGATTACTTTTAACCCTAGTTTGGCCAGCGTTGGCATTTGGAATACCAGTACTTGGGACAATGCAAACTGGGGCGCGGGTCTGACGGTTTCTAAGGTTTGGCAGGGTGTTACCGGTATTGGCTATGCTGGCTCGGTGAACCTTTCTGTGGCATCCCAAGGGGTTGATTTTCATTGGGCTAGTACGGACTATGTGATGGAGCGTGGCGGGGTTCTGTGAGAACTGTTACTACAGAGAACCAACGTTACTTGGGTGAATGGCTTGTTAGAATACTTAACTTTCCGTTGCCCGAAACCACGCAGTGCATTGGGCAGATGAAGGACGGTAACTTAGTAGCAGTAGCGGGTTACACAAACTTTATGCCAAAGGCTTGTGAAATCCATATTGGTAGTGTTGGTGAACATTGGGCGAGTAAAGATTTTTTGTGGGCGGTGTTTGATTACCCCTTTAATAAACTTGGTGTTAGCGTTATACTAGGTCAAATTTGTAAGGATAATGAAGATGCCTTACGATTAAACCGACACCTTGGTTTTAAAGTAGTAGCCGATATACCGGATGCCCACATGAATGGCGACTTGGTAATTATGGCGATGCGTAAAGAGGACTGTCGGTGGCTCAATATCCGATGCCCTC